CGCCTGGACCTCATCGGGCGTACCGAAATCCGCTCCGGAGCGCCCCTGTGAACCACGACCGAGGCACGCCTCCATCCGACTGGCCCGGCCTTGAGATGGTCGGGATCACCAGGCTCACCGATGACATCTTCTACGGATGGCTCGCCCAGGAGACCACGCCGACGTTCTGGCACTGGTGCGCAGCGCTGGAAAACGTACCCGCAGAGCACAAAGTGCATGACGGCTGCTGGGTGGCCGCCGGGACCAGCGCCCATCAGGTGGTTTCCCGCGAGCCCTTGCACCTCGAGCCGTCCCTGTTGTGGCGCTGCTGCGGACTGCACGGCTTCGTCCGAAGCGGACAGTGGGAGTCGGTATGAGCGAACAACCGATCGGCCCCATCCTGGACGGCCTTGGAACCACGATCGACCTTGACGAAGGCGACCTGGTGGCCTCTGCGTTCGTCATCGCCAAGATCATCGACAAGGACGGAGAGGTCGCCCTGACACTGGCCTCCAGTGACGGACTGTCGTGGATCGAACAGAACGGCCTCCTGTCCTCCGCGCAACAGATCGTCAACCAGGCCAGCATCGGGCGGAAGGGAGACGACGAAGCGTGACCGACACCCCGACCCAGCCCGAGGCGCACGGCGTGCACATCGACGCCCAGCCCGGTCATGCCGTCATCGCCATCGACGGCACCCCCCTACCGTCCGGCACGGTCACCGGCTACGTCCTCGAACACGACGTGGCCTCCGCGCTGCCCATGCTGGTCATCCAGACCAGGCAGCCCAGACACACTGCGTTCGACGGCCTCGCCCGCGTCGCGGTCGGTGTCCCGCAGAGTCCCGGCGAGATCGTTTCCGCGTTCCTCGCCGAAGTCGACCCAGTCCTCCTCGACCAGGCCGCACTGAACCGGTCCGACTACGGGGGCGGGCCCGGCGCTACCGCCCGCGCGATGCTCGCCACCCTCACCGAATGGGCCCACGGCGGGAAGGCGGGTACCTGATGGCCGGCCTGGACCTGTCCTCGATTGCCACCGTGGTCGAAGGCCTTGTCCTCCTCGACACGGTCCGCTTCACCACGCCCGCAGGCGGCAAGCCCGTCTTCGACCCCGACACCGGGCTGTACACCACCCCCGAGGGCGACGTCATCTACGAAGGCCCCGGTGCCGTCCAGGCGTCCGGCACGCCCGGCGGTGTCACGTCGCTACCGGTGGCGAATCTGCCGTGGGGGGACGAGACGCGATCCCGCTACCGGGCCCTCACCCCCCTGGCCGCGCCGATCGCCGAACGCGACACCCTCGTCACCGTCGTCGCCGTCCATGCGGGCGGGGACCTGACGCTGATCGGACGCCAGTGGCGGGCCCAGGACCCCTCGGTGGGCGGCACCCTCGGCGTCATCCGCGTCACCGGCCTGGACCAGATCCAGCAGACCCGGCAGGCAGGCACCTGATGGACCTCGACGACCTCGCAGCACGCCTGGGCCGGTCCGCGGACCGGGTCGGCCCGGAGACGAACCGGACGGTGCAGCAGCAGGCCCGCCTCGCCCGCGCCATGATCCGGTTCAACGCGTCCGGCCGCCCCGGACCGAACATCATCACCGGCCAGTACTTCGACTCCTGGCGCACCGATCCCTTCGCCGTCCCCGACGGCGGGGGAGCGGTCGTCGGCACCGACCGGCCGCAGGGCCGCCGCCTGGAGTTCGGCTTCTGGGACATGACGGACAGCATCGGCCGGCACTTCTTCCAGCCGCCGTACCCGCACGTCGAACCCGCCGTGACCGAACTGTCCGCAGAGTACGAGCAGGCCTTCCGGGATGCTCTGGACCGGATCTTCGGGAGCTGACGTGATTCAGAGACTGCCCGCCACCCTGGGCCTCCAGGCGCTCCTGGCCACTCTCACCGGCTACCCCGTCGGGCTGCGCACCGCACCCGTCGACGACGCCGGCCAGCAGATCTCCCCGCCATACACCCTCCTGTACCCGCTGGACCGGACCGACGCCACCCAGAGCCTCGCCGACAACAGCAAGGTGCACATCCTCGACTATCAGGCGACGTTCGTGTCCGGTCCGGTCCCCGGCGACCCGAACAGTCGGGGCGGGGATGAGCAGGCGCAGTGGCTGGCCGACCGCGGCTGGAAAGTCGTCGAACGTCCGGCGGACGAGGCGCCCGGCTACACCAATGCCCTCAACGTCGGTACCGGACAGGTCTGCACCTACCGGGAGGCGAGGGAAGCGGGGGGAACGTCCGACGAGAACGATGCAATCATCACAGCAGTGATCCGTTACCGCCTCCACCTGGAGGCGACCGCCTGACACGGCAGGCATGTACGACCGCACCGCGGCGGGACCCCACGCGGACGCCACCAGGCAGGTGGCCGCCACACCACACACGTGTAGCAGGGGTCCTCGCTCGGCCCCTATCCGCGAGGGGCCATTTTCATGAGGTTCAACCGCAAGGGCACCACCAAGATCATGTACGTGCCGACCATCGCGTCGGCCTCGTACCTTCCGACCGCCGCGGAAATCACCGCAGGCACCGACTACACCGAGCAGATCAACGCCATCGACGGCTGGTCCATCGAGAACACGCCCATCGAGACCCCCGACATGGCGTCGACGTTCGTGTCGAAAATCGACGGCGACGACTCGGCAGCCGACTCCAGCCTGACGTTTTACGAGGACGACACCCTCAACGACATCGAAACCGATCTCGCCAAGGGCACCGACGGCTTCATCATCATCTTCTCCAAGGGCAAGGTCGCCGCGACCACCGGCATGGACGTCTTCCCCATCAAGGTCGCCAGCAACTCCAAGTCGTACAGCACGGACAACGAGGCCGCGAAGATCACCGTGCAGTTCGTCGTCACGGACCGGCCCGCCCTGAACCAGACCGTCCCCGGCCCGTGATACCAGGCCCCTGACCAGGTTCAGACACACCCCACAAGCCCCCGGCCGGGCCCCGGTGTACTTGGGAAGGGCGCCGCGCGCGCCCGGCCGGGCCTTCCCACACGGAGACCCGAATGACCAGCAGCACTTCCTGGGACGCGCTGAAGAAGCGCCTCGACACCATGCCCAGGCCCACGCAGGCCCTCAGGATCTGCTCCGACCCGGACGTCCGGGACCGATTCCAGGCCGCCAAGAAGGCAGCAACCAGCGCCGAGAACTACCTGAAGTCCCTGTCCAAGGAAGCGGACAAGGACGCCCTGGCCATGGTCAGGAAACAGCTCAAGGACGCCCAGGACGAACTCAAGGCGGCACAGTCCGAGTACGACGAAAACACCGTCGTCCTCACCTTCCAAGCCCTCGAGCGCGGCGAACTCAAGGACCTCATCGCCAAGCACCCGCCCCTCGAGGAGGAAGAGGCAAAGGGAGCCGAGTTCCACTTCGACACCTTCGCGCCCGCACTGATCTCCGCCGCATCCCTGGACGGCATGCCACTCGAATACGCCACCCACGCCATGACGGCGTGGCCCCTGTCCGACTGGCAAGACCTCTGGGGAGCCGCATGGTCGGTGCAGCAGCGTCCGCGGACTGACCTGGGAAAAGGCTGATCGATGACCCAGCCTTCCGAGCCGAGATGGAACTCTGCAACAAGTGGGGCCTGCCCCACTCACAATTCCGCGGGCACGGAGACGGCACCTGGTCCGACCTCGACCGCCGTAAAGCCGTCGCCTACGAGACCTACCTCAAGCAGGTCTGCCCCCACTGCGGCACCCGGCACGACGAATGGGATGAAGCCCTGGGCGGCGATGAGGACGCCTACCGGGCCGTCACCCACCGCTGCATCGGCTGCCAGCTCATCTCCGACCGGCAACGCCAGGTACCCGACGGCGACGAGGGACACGGCGTGAAGGTCGTTCTGATCCCCGCCAGCGTGCACGCCGCCATGCAACTCCAGAACAGCCACTAGTCAGGAAGGGAGCCGGCCGGTGACCGAGTGGAATTTGTCCGTACGCCTCACCGGGCAGGGCACCCACCTGAACCGCACGCTGCGCGACACCGCCCGAGACGCCCGCGATGCGTCCCGTGCGGTGACCGCGCTACGCCGCGACGTCGACCGGCTGCGCGCCAGCACCCGCAACAACATCCGGATCCGCCTCGATGTGGACGCCGCGCACCTGCGCACCGACGTCCGGGCCGCGCTCACCACCGCAGGGGCCGGGCAGGGCCTGCGAGTCCGCTTGGACGTCGACGCAGCCCACCTGCGAACCGACGTGTCTGCGGCCCTGTCGTCGGCCGGCTCCGGGCAGGGCCTGGCCGTCAACCTGCGCCTGGCCAACTCGATGCAGCTGCGCCGTGAAGTCGAGGACGCGGTCCGGTGGGCGGCATGGGGCCACCGCATTGAGATCCCCATCGGCCTCGCCGACCCCATGCAACTGCGCCGGGACGTGAGCGCCGCGGTGCGCTGGGCGTCGATGACCCAGACCATCCGCGTCCGCGTCGAACCCGACACCAGCGCCCTCACTACCCTGGGCGGCACCCTTGGTGGATCCTCTGGCAGCAGGGGCGGCACCTTCGGACTGGGCAGCCTCATCCCGCTGGCCACCGCCGCCATACCCCTGGTGGCAGGTCTGACAGCCACAATCGGGCCCCTCACCGGAAGCCTGGCCATCGCAGGAGGCGCGGCCACCGCCTTCGGAATCGCCCTCGCCGGACAGGTCTCCGCGCTCAGCGAGGCCTCCGACGCGGAGAAGAAGTACCGGGACGCCGTCCAAGAGCACGGACAGGCCTCGACACAGGCTGCCGAAGCCCAGCTCGCCTACCAGCGGCAGCTGGCCAGCATGCCCCCGGACACGCAGAAAGCCGCCGTAGCCCTGTCCCGGCTGAAGACGACGTTCGGCGACTGGTCGGACGACATGTCCGAATTCACGATGCAGCCCGTCACGAAGGGCTTCACCGTCCTGGAGCAGATCATCCCGCGGTTGTCGCCGCAGGTGCAGTCGTTCTCGGGCGAACTGGACCGGATGATGAACGTGGCCGGGGGAGCCATCAACACTCCCGGTTTCGACCGGTTCGCCACCCAGGTCAGCGAGCTGACCGACCAGCAACTGGACGAGTTCACCGACGACGTAATCCACCTCATGCGGGTCGTGTCCGAGGGCAGGGCCGGTGACGGCGCCCTCGGGGAACTCCTCGACTACGCACAGCAGAACGGGCCCGCCGCCCGCGAAGCCATCCAGGCCATCGGGAAGGCCGTCATCGTCCTCGCGCAGGGCGCAGCCGAAGCCGGCCCGAGCATGCTGACCCTGGTCACCGCAGCGGCCCGCCTGGTGTCCGCGCTGCCACCGGAACTGATCGGCATCATCCTCCAGGTCGCGTTCGCCCTGAAACTCCTTCAGCTGTCCGGCGCCGGCATGGCAGCCCTGGCCGCCGGGATCGGCCGCGTACAGGTCCAGATCGCCGCACTCGGTGCCACCTCTGCCGCTGCGGGCGGCGGACTGCTGGGCCTGCGCGCCGCCTTCCTCTCCCTGGGCGTCGCTGCCAGGGCGTCCATCATCGTCGCCGCCATCGCCGCCGTCGTGGTCGCCGCCGAAGGGCTGTCCCACATCGGGGAGACCACCGCGCCGGACGTCGACAAGCTGACCACCTCTCTGGGAAACCTGGGCCGGACCGGCAAGGCCACCGGATACGTCGCCGAAAAGTTCGGAGCCGACTTCGGCAAGCTCAACGACCAGATCAAGAAGGTCACCAACCCCAGCGTCGTCGAAAGCATCAACAACTGGGGCGAGTCCATCACCGGCGGGCTCCTGGACGCGGGCGATGCCACCGAAGAGTTCACCAAGAACGCGGACAGCATCGACGAGTCGCTTGCCAACCTGGTCCGGAACGGCAACGCCAAACTGGCCAAGGCAGCCCTGGCAGACATCCTTAAGGGCCTGGACCCGAAGGAAGCCGCAAAGCTTCGCGGGGAGCTGGAGAGCTACGACGAGGGGCTGGCAGACCTCGCGTTCGAGCAGAAGATGACCGCCGACTCCATGGGCATCTTCGGGCAGGCCGCGGCGGACACCAGCGCGAAACTGTCCGCTCAGAAAGAGTCCGCAGACGGCCTGAGGGCATCCCTGCTCGCCCTCAATGACGTCAACAGGTCCGCCTACGACGCACAGATCGGCTTCGAGGCGTCCCTGGACAGCCTCACCGAGTCGTTCAAGGAACACGGCGCCACCCTGGACATCGACACGGCGGCCGGCCAAGCCAACGGCACGGCCATGTCGCAGGCCGCCGCCGCCCAGGACGAGATGATCGCCACCGGTCTGGCCGCGGGCGATTCCCTGGAAACGATGACCGGCAAGTCCAACAAGCTGCGCGGCGAAATGATGCGCCTGGCCACCGAGGCGTTCGACGGCAACAAGAAGAAGGCCAGGGAGTACATCAACACGCTCCTCGGTACGCCCGAGAGCATCACAACCCTCATCAGGGCGGAGAAGGACCAGGCGGTTGCCGGGCTGAAAACGGTGCAGGCGGCGATCGCGGCGACGCCGGGCGCGAAGGAAATCACGGTCGAGACCCTCAACGCGTCCGCCATCGCGGCGCTGGAGAAGGTGGGCCTGAAGACGGAGCAGCTGCCGGACGGCCGCACACGGGTATTCACCGCCAACGGGCAGGCCATCACCTCGATCGATGCGGTGTGGGCGGCGCTGAACAACCTCAACGGCAAGACCGCCAACACGTACACGACGCATCACGTGACGTACGAGTACGCCGTGGCAAGCGGCCAGATCAACGGGCGCACCGCCAGTCAGATGGGGCGCGCGGACGGCGGCATCGTCGACTTCTACGCGGCCGGCGGCATCCGGGCACGCAAGGAAAACCACATCGCGCAGATCGCCCGCGGCGGCACCTACCGGGTATGGGCGGAGGACGAAACGATGGGCGAGGCCTACGTGCCCTTCGCACCGTCCAAGCGCGTGCGGTCCCGCGCCATCACCGAGCAAGTCGTCAGCCGGCTGGGCGGCGACCCGCAGTCCATCCAGTGGAATGCGAACGGATCCGTCACCGACTGGCGCTACGACCCCGCCACGGGCTCCCTCTACTCGCCCTCGGACGCCGGGCAGGCCGGCCGCAAGACCCGCAAGGTCAAGGGCAAAGACGTCGCCTACTTCGACCTCGGGGCGGTGGAGAAGCAGATCAGGGCGGCGTCGATGGCGACCAACGCGTGGAACCGGGACCTCCAGCGGGTCGCGGACCGGGTCGGCGGGGATGTTGCCGAGGCCCTCGCCGGGATGGGCAAGGAAGGTGTCGCCCTCGCCGACAAAATGGCCAACGGCTCCACGAAGTACATCAACGACATGGCGGCCTCGCTCCGCAACCTCCAGTCGACCGCCAAGGCCTCGCTGACGGACTACACGCGGCAGATCACCAAGGCCAACAGCGTCAACAAGGTCTTCGCGGACAACCTGGCCAAGTTGGCAGCGCAGGGCTACGGCGACCTCGCCTCCCAGCTCGCCGCGCAAGGGGATGAGTCCGCGCAGCAGCTGGCCGCCGCCGCGGTGAAGGACAAGGGCAAGGCCGCCTCCGCGAACACCGCCGCCAAGACCGCCAACAGCGCGCTCACCTCGGACCAGGTCACCGACCTCGTCCAGATCATCGCCGCGATCACCACAAGCAAGACCGGCATCCACGACGTCGCCGCCAGGACGCAGATCGGTGAGGACGTCATCATCGCCATCGCCAACAAGGCCCGCACCCAGATCAGCAGCAGCCTCGGCTCGCGCGCCTCCCGCTTCCTCGCCGACCTCGGCAAGGCCAACGCGCACCAGGCGTACGCCGACGGCGGCATCCGGGCCGGCCTGTACGCCACCCGCGGCGGCATGGTCAGTTTCGCCGAACCCTCCACCGGCGGCGAGGCCTACCTGCCGCTGGGCGCGAACAAGCGGCGGACGGCCCTGCCGGTCCTCGCCGACGTCGCCCACCGTTTCGGCCTCGGCCTCACCGACGCCCAGGCCGGACGGCCGGTCATCGTCGTCCGCAACGGCGACAACATCACCATCCCCGTCACCCCGGTCCGCACCGGGGCCAGCGCCAGCGATATCGGATTCCAGGTCGGCCGCTCCGTGCGCCGCGCCCGCAGGGGAGGGGTGAACGCACGTGCCGGAGGCTGAACTGCTCGACTGGCAGTACGACATCGGGGGCGTCGTCATCGGCGACGGCACCACCGTGCAGGTCATCGAGACCACCGGACTGGGCCGCCCGCCGGTGCGCGACTCCGATGTGGACCAGCCGTCCATGGACGGCCAGTTCGCCGGCCCCGACTACTGGACCGGACGGCAGATCCAGTTCGATTCC